AGAGGGTGACTCTAGTAGTGGCGGTGCAGGCATCCTGTAACTGATACTAGAAAGATTGGAGTAGTCGAGGCGGGAGACAATGCTAACGGATCGGTACGGCTACACGGAACGGTAGTCCTAGTGTTGTCATTAAAAGGGAAGGCGTGGTTCGACTACGTGACGTGCGCACGGTAGCGTAGAAGAGGTAGACTACTCCAAATTTTGCCGAGATGGTGGAATAGGTATACACAGCAGACTTAAAATCTGCCGCTCGTAAGAGCTTGTGGGTTCGAGTCCCACTCTCGGCATTATGTTAATCTAAGTAATAGGGGTCTAACAAGCTGTCTACTGCTAACGCAAACAGTCCTGGCGCTGTCAGGTTATCGTTTTTCGATTACCTTTTTGGTAACGATACGAACGGGTACCTATGTTTAGCTTCTGACAACGCTGCTAAAACTAACTGGCAACAGAGATTTTTTAGGTGGCCTTCTGATAGAGCCGCTATTGCTGCGTATATAAATAGTAAGTCTAAGGCACATAACGTTTGGTTCGGCGTCTCATTATTTAATCGCGCTGAACGTAACAGACGTTATGCCATTCCTGGTAACATAGTGTGGGCCGACTTAGACTATGTCGATCCTAACATTGTTGAGCCTAAACCCTCCTGTGTAATCGAGTCGTCCCCGAGCCGCTATCAGGCATTTTGGCGTCTTGATGCTCCTATCCCTCCTGACGTAGCTCAGGACTTTTCGCGTCGTATTGCGTACAAAGTCCATGCAGATAAGTCAGGGTGGGATTTAGAACAACTTTTGCGTGTTCCTTTTACTTACAATTTTAAGTACGAGGATCCCAAAGAAGTTCAACTCGTCGAAGTCTATGAGACACTCTATCCTGTAGACCTATTTGATGAGTTACCGTATCCTACGCCCGAAGAACGTCCTACGGAGGATGCCCTTGATCTTGACGTTGGTATGCCTGATCCTGCTGAGTTACCAACGATCGAACAGGTTACTTATACTTACAGAAATAAGCTAGATCATGTGTTTGCTAATCTGTTCGCTAAGGAACCGCCCCCTAACGCTGACTGGTCTAAGCTTCTTTGGCGCCTCATCAACATATGCTTTGAAGCAGGTATGTCTGACGAAGAAACTTTCGTCATAGCAGAACAGGCCAAATGCAATAAATATGTCAGAGACAACAGGCCACTTTCATTCCTGTGGAGAGAAGTTCGTAAAGCGTCCCGCGGGTTCGACAGCTTTAACGCTTTACTAGGGCAGCAGGTTACTCGTCTTGATATGCCTAAACTCGTTGATGAAGATGACGTAGCTGAAGATTCTTTCGTGGCCGAGTACAAGGAATGGGCTAATATTGCAACCGATGCACCTGAACAGTATCACGAACTGGCCTGTTTTATAGCTTTATCTGCTGTAGTTTCTAGTGGACTCTATCTGAATCTTGACTTCAATAACAATTTCCGACCTAACCTGTGGGGGCTTTTGTTAGGAGAGTCCACGCTTACTCGTAAGACTACTGCCATGAATATGGCGATGGATATCATTACAGACTTAGATCGTGATCTTATTCTCGCTAGTGACGGTAGCGCAGAAGGGCTTTTGACTGGTCTGAGTCATAGACCGCAACGAGTGTCAATATTCTACAAGGATGAGGTCAGTGGTTTCTTCGATTCTATCAATCGTAAACACTATCTCGCTGGACTCCCAGAAGTCCTTACTAAGCTTTACGACGTCCCGAAAGTATTACCTCGTGTCCTTCGCAAAGAAACCATCACAGTCTCAGAACCTTACTTCATATTTTTCGGCGGAGGCATTCGGGATAAAGTTTACTCGCTCATCGACGATTCATACATCTTATCTGGATTTTTACCTCGGTTTTTGGTCGTATCAAGTGATAATGATCTCACAAGAATTAGAAGAACTGGCCCACCTACCCAAGTTACATCGGATCGCAAAGACAGAATCGTAGAACGCCTAGCGAATTTGTACGAGATTTATAATGCGGAAGTCGAGGTAAACGTTGGCTCGCAGGCTTTTCCGATTAAGTCAAAAATCGAAGCCGAACTCACACAAGATGCGTGGGATTTTTTCGGAGATAAGGAGGAACAACTAGTCAAGGCGGCTGCTGAATCTGCGATTCAGATGTTAGCTCTGCCGACTCTACAGCGACTAGCCTTCTCAATGCTTAAAATGGCTATGTTAATAGCTGCTTCCAGACGACAACCTACAGAAAGTAATAAGATTGAAGTAAATCTAGACGACGTAAAGCAAGCTGCATACTATATTCAGAAGTGGGGAAAACATACAGTTGATCTTATCTCAGGCTCAGGTAAATCAGCCTCAGAAAAACTACTCGACAAGGTAATCCATTTTGTCAAAGAACGGCCAGGAGTGACACAGGGACAAGTTATGCAGAGATTTCATTTAACATCAAGAGAGTGGAAAGAAGCAAGAGACACTCTCGTTGATAGAGGACTGGTAGATCTACACAAAGTCAAAAACGGTTACCATCTCTACCCGCTTAACTAGACTATGTCTAGACCTCATCATGGTAAGAAAGGAAGGACGCTACCTATGAGTAGCATGAATGGCGATAGTCCCGGCGCTAGTCACGTACCGCCTAATCTTGAATGGGAAGGCGAACCCATTACAGTTTTTAACTGCTCTCAGCATATCAGTCACATGCCTGGCTGCAATCAGGGATGCGGAGAGACTATCATTGATACTGAGTTAGAAGTTGAAGCTATTAATGAAGGCCGTACTTGGGCTAGGCAGGGTATGTCCTTTAGAGGATTGCCTGCCGTACTTATGAATGGCCCGTTCAGCGGGATTCAGTATGACGGATTTGATCTTCTTTGTTGGGTAGTTTCTATTAATAAAATTCTAGTTGAAAACGAAATCGTTAGCGTCGAAGAAATCAATCGAACGTTTTTGGAAGAAAAGCTACGGCGCATGAAGGAACTTAGGGAACAGTGGGAGCCTGAAATCAAAGAGCGTCGTACTCGCGCTCAGCTAGGTTTACGTGATAAGCCTAACATCATCGGCCCCGACGGTAGACCGATGGGTTAGTCGTTATGGCCCTGACCGAAGGAACAAAATATGATTCGGATAAACTACCGTTCGATCTGTTATCGACTGACTTTCTTAACGGAACTTGCGAGGTATTAGCTTTCGGAGCTAAGAAATACGAACCGTGGAATTGGGCTAAAGGGATAAAATACTCGCGTGTATTCGCAGCATTGATGAGACACCTTTGGGCCTTCTGGCGCGGTGAGACTAATGATCCAGAAACTGGTATTCATCATCTATTTCATGCATCATGTTGCCTAATGTTCTTAAGCCATTACGAATCCAATCGCCGAAAGTACCGTAAATTTGATGACCGCTATCGCTAGAAAACACCCATTAGCTGAATGCGAGAATTGCCCTCTTGCAAATGCTAGATGTGCTCCGACTAGTGGGCCTGCTGACGCCAAAGTTGCATTCGTTTCGCGTTCACCGGGTAAACATGACGTTTGGGCTAAAAAGCCTTTCGGTGGCCCGAGCGGTAAAGTGCTTGACTTCCTATTGAAGAAGCATGGGGTATCGCGCAATGAAATTATTACAACGAACGTTGTTCTCTGTCAAACTGACGATCCTCCTATGGAGGCTATCAAGGCATGTAAAGCTCGCCTCGAAGATGAAATCAAAAATGCAGAACTTGTTATCGCAGCAGGAACAGAAGCAACAATTGCACTTACACGGTATAGGGCTGTGTTCTCTGCAAGACCCTTCGTGCATCACCGAACTTCTCGCACAGGAATTAAACAACGAGTTATCGTCACTAACAATCCCGCGATTGTAATTCGTGATAGTGACAAGTATCCTGATATGGTGGAGGATTTTGTTCGCGCCTTTGATCCTCCACCGCCTCCTGTTTTCCCACAGGTGGAGATAATCAATAATGCAGATCAAGCTAGAAGTATCTTACAAAAATGGAACGAGTCAGAGTTTCAGCTTGTTGCCTCAGACCTTGAGTGGCGAAGCACTAATGACGAACCAGTTTGTGCAGGATTTTCTGCAAGACGCGAGAAAGCAATTGTATTTGGTTTGGGAGCAATCTCTGGTGAGAGAGTTCGATCAGAGCTTAGAAGATTTTATGAACGACGAAACATCAGATTTGTGTGGCATAACGGTAAGTCTGACACAAAAGTTCTCAGAAAAGCCGGGATCAATGGACGAGTCGATGAGGATACGTTTCTTGCGTCTTATAGCCTAGATGAGCGTCCAGGATATCATACGCTTGAGTATTTGTTGTCCACTAGATTCGGCTGGCCTGACTACGAGCCTGCAAGCGTTAAACATTTCAAAAAGACAGGCGAATTCTACGGAAAAACACCAGCAGAAAAGAAACGATCGGAGTATGAACTCTACAAATACAACGGTTGGGATACGGCTGGAACTTTGCAGTTACATCTGTCTCAGTATCCTAAGCTCGAAAAAGACAACGTACTCGACCTCTACAAAAGACTTGTCTACGCCTCAGAGAGATTCACGACAGTAGAACTCAATGGTTTTAACTTCGATATCGAAGAAGCTTGCAACATCAATGACCGAGCAGCGATTCCTGCAACTATTGAGCTAAGAGATCAGTTACGTGAGATTAGTGGTCATGGGTTACTGAATCCTAATTCGCCCAAACAGCTTACTCCAGTATATTACCAACAGTTTGGTCTTAAACATAATCTTCGGGATACGGGCAAGAAGAAATTAAAAACCTCCACAGGAAAAGAAGTTAGAGACGAGATAATCGCCGGTCGATTTGCGTGCAATAATGGTCAGCGAGAAAATCTAGTTAAATTCGCTGAGGCACATAAGACTTATGCCAAGATTATACGGCTAAGAGGGAACTACATTGAAGGACTCGCACTTAGAACCCAACGAGACGGCAAACTATACTGTCATTTTAACCTTGGCGGAACAGCTACAGGCAGAACGTCCTCCAGTGATCCGAACTTCCAAAACATCGCTAGAGAAGGTTACGCAGAAATACCTGGAATCCGCACTCTATTCCTGCCTTCAGAAGGAAATGTCATCGTTTCGGCGGATTACTCACAGGCGGAGCTTAGAACTTGTGCCAAGCTTAGCGGCGATTCTGCACTACTTGATATCTACAGGAACGCAAGCCGAAGTCTGCATAAAGAACGTGCAGCCGCCTTCTATGGTGAGAATTATACTTACGAAGAATACGTCAAAAGCAAGAACATCAATTTCGGAGTGACGTATGGACAGAGCGCAGCAGCGTTTGCGCAGATGTATCATATGCCTGAATCAGAAGCCCAAGCATACATAGATTCATGGTGGCGTGAATTCCCTCAACTAC